CTCAAGGCTTTGCTGCGGTGCAAATCAGCACGTTTGCTATTGACCAAGAGATGCAAGGCTACGCTACGCTATCTGATGCAATTGGCTACACCTATCAGATCAATGGGCATTTCTTTTATGTGCTGACTTTCCCGACTGCTAATAAGACTTGGGTTTATGACCTGTCTAATGGTCAGTGGAACGAATGGATGTATTTGGATTCAAATGGTCAATTGAACCGCCATTTGTCTAACTGCTTCTGTTTTGCTTACAACACTTTAGTGGTTGGCGATTGGCAAAGCGGCAATCTGTACGCTATTGACCAAAACAACTACACAGACAACGATCAACCAATCAGTAGGGTGCGGGGCTTTTATCACTCTGAAGACGATAATTCTGATCGTATTCGCTACAAGCAGTTTATTGCTGAGATGGAATCAGGCAACGGTGATAACAATCAGCCTGTGACGGTCTATTTGCAATGGTCTGATGATCGGGGCAAGTCTTATGGAAACCCTGTCGGGCAAAACTTAGGGATTGAGGGGCAGTATTTGACCTCGATTTCTTGGTGGCGCTTAGGTATGGCTCGTGACCGTGTGTTTGAGATATTCTGGAGCGCACCTGTTAAGACTGCTTTGTCTGGTGCTTTTATTGATGCAGCGCCTAATCACAAATGAGCAATCTTGCATCAAATTTACCGACAAGCCTAACGGCATTTAACACGCCTGCTGGACAGATTAGTACGCCTTGGTTCATGTTTTTGAATCAGGTGTATCAACGCACTGGCGGGCAAGCTACTCCAGCGTTAAACCTGACTCAGCTCCAGCAAGTTGTTATTACCAGCTTGAACATTAGCTCTAACAATGGTTTTGCTGGCGATGTATTGGTCGCTAATAATGCGGCTACCTTGACCCTAAAAACCACTGTCTCGGGCATGGTTAAGGGCAATGGGACTGCTTTGCTGGCGGCTGTTGCTGGTGTTGACTATGCGCCGCCCACTTCAGGCACTTCAATCTTGTATGGCAATGGTGCGGGAGGGTTCTCTAATGTCACTGTTGGCACTGGCCTCACATTTACTGGCGGAACTCTCGCTTCTACTGACGTGCAAACCATTTCTATTGCTTCTAGCAATGGGTTTGCTGGCACTTCTTCTGGTGGATTGAATCCAGTTTTAACGCTGAATACGACTGTTACAGGCATCCTAAAAGGCAATGGAACGGCTATCAGCGCAGCGGTGTCTGGCACTGATTACGCTCCTGCCACTTCTGGCACGTCTATTCTTTACGGTAATGGCTCTGGCGGCTTTTCTAACGTCACGATTGGCTCGGGTGTATCGTTTAGCGGTGGAACACTAAGCGCAACAGGCTCGGGCGGTACGATTACGTCTGTTACAGGTGTTGCACCTATTACGTCAACTGGCGGCACTACGCCTGCTATTGGTATCACTCAAGCTACCTCGACCACTAACGGCTACCTTTCATCAACCGATTGGAACACGTTTAATAACAAGCAGCCTGCGGGAAGTTATGTCACTGCTGTTTCGGTTGCCTCAGCTAATGGCTTTGCTGGCACTTCAAGCGGTGGCACTACACCTGCTTTGACGCTATCCACTTCAATTACTGGCGTTTTATACGGTAATGGGACTGCGATTAATGCTGCTACTGGCTCGCAAATTGTCTCTGCTATTGGGTCAACTGCGGTAACAAACGCAACAAACGCAACGAATCTGTTGGGCGGCACTACTGGCTCGATTTCCTATCAGTCAGCCACTAACACGACTACATTTTTAGCTGCTGGCTCTAATGGGCAAATCATTCGTCAGGTTGGCGGTGTGCCTACTTGGGGAACTGATTACACAGGAACAGTTACCTCGGTTAGCGGCACTGGCACTGTTAACGGCATTACCTTAACTGGCACTGTCACAACTTCAGGCAGCTTGACCCTTGGCGGCACATTGTCGGGCATTGGTAACAGCCAGCTTACAAACTCGACTATTTCAGGCGTTGCGCTTGGTGGCAATCTGTTTAACTTGACCGCTGGAACTGGCGTCAGCTTTAGCACAGGAACGACCTACAACGGCTCGGCTGCAATTACGATCAATGCTACTGGCTCAGGCGGGACGGTTACTAGCGTTTCTGGCACAGGTTCGGTGAATGGCATTACCCTGACAGGGACGGTGACTAGCTCTGGTTCTTTGACGCTTGGGGGAACACTAAGTGGCATCTCGAACTCCCAGCTTACGAACTCTAGTGTTACGTTCAATGGCGTTTCTGTTGCTTTGGGTGCTAGTGGAACGATTACCGCCAACACTACCAACGCCCTTACTATTGGTACTGGACTATCTGGAACGTCTTTTAACGGCTCCAGCGCAGTAACCATTGCCCTAGCCAACACGACCGTCAGTGCTGGTAGCTACACTTACGCTTCTCTTACAGTTGACGCTCAAGGTCGATTGACTGCGGCATCTAGCGGGACTGCTCCTGTTACCTCAATTGGCGTATCTGCTCCGATTACGTCTACTGGCGGCACGACACCGACTATTGGCATCACGCAGGCAACAACCAGCACCAATGGTTATCTAAGCAGCACAGATTGGAACACCTTTAACAATAAGCAGTCTGTTTCTGCTCCTGTGACGGTAGCGGCCTCGACTTATTCGGTAGCGGCCACTGACATTTGGGTGATTAACAACTATGCTGGCACTTTGACTTTGACACTTCCAACAGCTTCTAGCTATTCTGGTCGGGTGTTGAACATCCAAAACTACCAAGCGTTTACTGTTGTTTCAGCATCATCCAATGTCGTGCCTATTGCTGGCGGGTCTGCTGCTACGGCTATTTTGAACGCTATTGCGGGTGATCGTTGCACTTTGGTTTCCAATGGGACTAATTGGGTCGTGACTAATTACACGCCTAACAATATCTTGCTGTTGAATTGAAATGGATAGAGATTTCATTACGAAAGTAATGCGTGATGATCGGGTTTGGAAGTGGGTTTGCGTTGACGGTATCAACAAAGTAGATTTTCAATATCAAGAGCAAGCCACTTACTTTGTAAATGATTATGGGTTTGTTATGTTTAGGCAGGCATACCCGACAACATGGGAAGTTCATGTTTGTATGCTCAAAGGGGCAAAAGATGTGGATGATTTTGTGATGAATTGCTTAGAGAAAATGCGTCAAAATGGATGCAAGAAATTTATTGCGCCCATTGGACAATGGAACCGTCCTGCTTTAAAATTGGCTAGTCGGTGTGGTTTTGTGAAAGAAGGCGAACTCTCGAACGTATGGTTCAGGGACGGTAAGCCGCAATCTATGATAATCATGGGGGGCTTATGAGCTTCATTGGTAATTTACTTGGCGATATAACTGGCACGAATCAGCAAGCCAAAGCCGCACAGCAAGCGTCTCAGCAGCAAATTGCTTATCAACAGCAAGCGTTGCAACAAATGCAGCAAAACCTAGCCCCTTATCAGGCTATTGGTACTTCTGTTTTGCCTCAATTGCTGACCTCTTTAGGCTATCAGGGTCAATTTGGCTCTAATGGTCAATTGACAGGCGTATCTGGTCAAGGCTTCCAATTTAACCCTTCTAATTTGGAAAACACGCCTGGATACCAGTTCACATTAGGTCAAGGCTTGAACACTGTTAACAACCAGCAGTCAGCTATGGGTTTGAATAACTCAGGCGCTCAAGGCAAGGCTTTGGCTAACTACGCTACTGGCTTGGCACAAAATACTTACAACCAGCAATATCAAAACGCTTTGAACACCTATCAAACCAACGCTAGCCAGCTTGGTGGATTGTTGAACTTGGGTCAAAACGCTGCTGCTGGTGTTGGTAACGCTGCTTACAACGCTTATGGCGCTATGGGTAACGCTGCTTCTGCTGGCACTGTGGCGGCTGGCAATCAAGCATCTAACACTTTCAATTCATTGCTTGGCGCTGCTGGAACTGGCGCAAAAATTTATTCTGCGGTCAACTCTACTGCCCCTGGCATTGCTAGCTTGGCTTCTTTGTTCGGGTAAGGAATCAACATGGCGACTATTGACGCATCAATCATTCCTACGAAGCAAACGCTTCCTAACTTTGCTGGTTTGTCCTCGGACATTGACCAGATCATGGCTTTGCAAAAGAATAAGCTCGCCATTCAACAAGCTCAACAGGGTTTACAAGCTAATCAAGCGGCTTCTGCTGCTATTCAAGCTGGAACTGACCAGCAAGGGAACATTGATGTACCAAAAATTCTTGCAACTTTGGGACAAGACCCAAAAGCCGCTTACAATTTGCCTCAAATCGCTAATCAGCTTTATCAAATGCAAGGTTCTCAGTTCGATCAAAAGAACAAAAAGCTAGACAACCTTGCCAAGCAAAATGATTATTTCGGCTCTTTGCTCGGCGGCATGATGGAAAAAGGCGAAAAGATTACGCCTGATGACGTTTCTTCTGGCTTAAGCCAAGCTATTGCGTCTGGCATGATTGATTCAGCGACTGCTAAAACATATTTGAACGATCTGCCTAAAGAGCCTGCTGAGTTGAAAGATTGGGTGCGTAACCACTTTGTGACCACTCGCTCGCACAAAGACCAGATTGAGATGCTTTTGCCTAAGCAGACTATTCAAGATACTGGTTCTGGATACAAAATTCTGCAAACTCGTCCATTGACAGGCGATGTGAAAGTTGTTGGCGAACTGCCCAAAGACCTTAGCCCAACAGACTTAACGACTCCTTTTGAGTATCGTGATTCTGCTGGTAACTTGCGGACTACGACTAAAGGAAATTTCTTGAAGATGTTGAATGACCCTAAAGCTGACGTAGGTGGAAACCCTAATGCCAGCGCAGGTTATTCTGGTGATGGTCGTTATCCTAAGCAAGCAAATGCTCAAGGCGGCAATGTTGCTGGTATCGTTACTGGAATGACCCCTGAAGCGTCTGCTGCTAGAGCAGAATTGGGTTCTTCTGGTCAAAAATTGGCTACTGACCTTAGCAGCTCTGCCAGCGGTGTGCCTTTGCGTGTTAGCAACCTTAAGCTAGCTCGTGATCTGGTTTCTGACCCTAAAGTTAGCACTGGCCCTGGTAGCGATTGGCGCAACACAATGAAGTCATTTATTGGCTCATTGGCTCCTGCTACGGCAACTTCAATCTTTGGCAAGGACTTCAATCCTGATACCGCCAAGTTTGAGGAATTCAACAAGCTAATGGCTAATTATGCTAACCAAGCCTCCAGCGGCCTTGGAACTGGCACTAATGCTCGTTTGAATACCGCCTTGACAGGTAACGCTAACACTAACATCCAAAGCCTTGCTAATAAAGACATTTTGACTCGCACTATTGCTGCCGAGCAAATGATTGCGGCTAAGAATAAGGCATGGCAAGCTGCTGGCCTAACTGGGGATAAATATCCTCAATGGGAAGCTAACTTTAATGAGAAAATTGCTCCTGAAGCGTTTGTTTTCTCGGCTATGCCAACGGCTGATCGCAAAGCGTACGTTGCAAAATTGCAAGAGCAAGATAAGAAGAACGGCACTCACAATTACGAGAACTTTGTGAATGATTTGAATTCTTCTATCAAAAATGGTTACATTCAGCCGCCAGGAAGGTAAGGAATGACTGATTATTCAGACTTAATCGAATCGGCTGGTAAGCAATACAACGTAGACCCTTCGCTTATTAGGGCGCTTGTCAAAGTTGAATCTGGCAACAATCCCAAAGCTAAGAACGCTGAAACTGGCGCTGAAGGTTTGGGGCAATTTATTCCTAAGACTGCTCAGTCTTTGGGAGTAAAAGACGTTACTGACCCAACTCAGTCTATTCCTGCTGTTGCTCGATTGCTGTCTGAAAACCTTGACCGCTATGGTAATGTGCATGATGCTGTTCGTGCATATCATGGCGGCACAGATAAGGCTAATTGGGGGCCAAAAACTGAAGCTCACCTGTCTAAGGTGATGGGTGAACTTAGCCCCGAAAAGAATGTTTTAGATGCCTTCTTGAATGAAGGTATGCCGTTGCCTTCTTCTCAAGCAGCGCCAGCCAGCGATCATTTAAACGCTTTCCTGACTGAAGGCGAAGGCGAAACCCCGCCAGTTCGTATTGAACTCAGCGGCATGGCTACGCCTGCTAAGGAAACGGCTACTAACCCTGTTATTGCTGGCGCTGGTGACTTTGCTTCTGCTTTGGGGCATCATTTGATGGCTCCCCTGCATGGCGGCGCTAACTTGATTGAGCAAGGTTTGGCGGCTGGCGCTAACTACTTGGCTCCAAATTCTGAGTTGGCTAAGTATCTTGGTCAGACTGCTAACGCTGACGTTGCTGCGACTCGTAGACTTGAGCAAGAGTATCAGGCCAAAACGCCTACAAACATCCCTTCAATTGCTGGCGCTACGCTTGGCGAAATCCTGCCTTTGATTCTTACTGGCGGCGGCTCTGCTATTGAGCAAGGCGGCGAACAAGCAGCAAATTTAATCAGCCGTTTGGGTGGTGGCTCGACTGCTCAAGCATTGGCTAACCGTGTTGGTCAAGCTGGTGCTGGCGCTGGTGTCGGCGTTGGCTACGGCGCTTTACAGCCTACAACTGGCGAAGGCGATTACTTCCAACAGCAAGCCGAAAGAATCCCACAAAACGCTTTATTAGGCGCTTTAACGCCTGCTGCAACAGAAGTTGTAGGCGGTGCTGCCAACTATCTTGGAAACGTGGCTAAAGCGGCTGTGCGGCCTTTTATGGCTAATGGCCCTGAAAGCATTGCAAACAACATTTTGGCTCGTGCTACTGGCGGCAATCTGCCTGCTAACGCAATTAACGAGATTGTCGAAGGCTCCAAACCGACAATGGCTGAAGTGGCTCAAAATGCCAAAGTAAGCAACTTGCAACGTACTATTCGGGACATTAACTCCGAGCCATTTGTGCAACGTGAACGTGAAAACGCTCAGGCTCGTCTGGACTTGTTTGCTAAAGCATCAGAAAGCCCTGCTGAGTTGAACGCTGCTATTCAGCAACGTGATGCAGCTACAAACGCTCAATTGTCGAATCTTTGGACTAATAAGACTTCTGTTGACCCTAAACCTGTGATTGACAAGATTGAATCTATCTTGAGCGGTCCAGGTGGTGAACGCACTTCTGTCAAATCGGTTCTTAACGATGTAAAAGCCAAGATCAACAATCCTAACAATACAGACCCCGAATACTTGTACGAATCTGTTCGTAAGCACATTGGCGACTTGTTAGACCCAATGGCTGCAAAAGAGAATCGTGCTGCTCAACAAGCAAGTTCACAATTGCTGTCGGTGCGTGATGCTTTGGATAGCGTGATTGACAAGGGTGTCCCTAAAGTTACTGTTAATGGCAAAGATGTGCCAGGATTCAGCAACTATTTGAACGATTACTCTGCGGCTTCTAAAGACATTGATGCTATGAAGCATTTGCAAGGTCTAAAGCTGACTGATAACTTTGGCAATATCTCTTTGACCAAGATCAACACGGCAATTAACGACATTGAGGCAAAAATGAAAGCCCCTGGTGTCAATAAAGCCAAGAATGTTGATACTGACCAGCTTGATGCTTTGCGTTCTATTCGTGCTGATATGCAACGCCAAGGCGAAGTTGGTCGAGGCCGTTCATTGGGTTCTAACACGGCTCAAAACTTGGTGACGCAGAATATGCTTGAGACTGCATTGCCTGGAAAGGTTGGCGCATTGACTTCCATGCTGCCTACTGGAACTTTGAGCGGTGCTTTGGGTACTGGTGCAGGGTTTGCCCTAGGCGGTGTTCCTGGTGCTGCTGCTGGCGGCATGATTGGCGCTGGTATTGGTAAAGGCTGGCAATCGTTGATGCAAACCAAGAACGAAGCAATCCTAGACGCACTTACGCAAAAGTTAATCAATCCTGAAACTTTTAGTATTGCACCGCAGCGTCAAGGGTTAAACTTGATGCGTTTAGCGAATCCTGCTTTGATCGGTGTTGGTGTTAATCAACAATGATATAAATTTAGAAAGCATCTAACATGACATACGGTATCCTCCCAAACGGTAAACAGCAGTTCATTGATTCCAATGGCAAGCCTTTGGCTAGTGGCCAGGTCTATTACTACATTCCTTCTACCACTACCTTTAAAAACACCTATCAAAACTCTGCTGGTACTGTTTTAAATACCAATCCTGTTGTCTTAGATGCCAACGGTCAATGTATCGCTTACGGTACTGGCTCGTATCGTCAGCAAGTTTATGATGTTTACGGTAACTTGGTTTGGGACGTTCAAGTTGATTCTCCCCTGACCTCGGGCAATCAAACCTACGACATTGAAGAACAAACCTTCACGGCTA